GTGAAAAATTTGTTGACAGTGGATATGATATGAATATTTTGATTTCTAAATTAAAACAAAGGCTTGACGAGGTGTAAAATGATAAAATTATTAGCAATGCTCGTCACAGTTATAATAATTGTGATAGACATTAACAGAATGTGAGGTGGGCAGCAACCAATGAAGAATAAAGTGGCCGAACGTGCGAAGAAAAAAAGACGTGCGTTAAAAGAGGCGGAACGACGTAAAGAACAAGAAAATTTACTGAAAAAATTTAATGAGATTGCCAAAAAACACGGTGTGAATAATGTAAAATACAACAAACAAACATTGTGGCAAACATTTATGAAAGTCGATAAAGAAATGGTTAAATTAAGCATTGTATATAGCGTTATGGCAGTTGCATATTGTTTAAGAAAAACATTCGGTTGGGGAAAAATTAAGATATACAGATATGCTGTGGATATGAACAGATATATTACTTCTGTCGGCAAGCAAGACAGAGATATTCCGGCATTAAATGATGAATTGAAAACAGAAGCAGGAATTGACTGTACCAAAATTTTTGAGGGTTATAAGCCGTATATGCTAAAAAAGGTAAGTCTTCAAAAATCGTCAGAAGCAGAGGCTATGTTTGAAAAAATTAAGTACATATTGCCTATGGTTATATATCCGTTGTATTCAAGAGAGGGGTGGAAACAAAAACGAATGAACCGTTTAGGACAAGCTTTAAAGAAAACCTTAATTGATATTTTAGAAAGTGATGAAATCGATAATATCAAAAGGACCATGTATGAGGAGTGCGGTCTTAAATTCTATGATGATGGAACGGTAGACCCTAATTAAAAATGCTATTATAGAGAGCCTTCGAACTCCCACAACCAACACAGGAATCGGAGGTAAAAAAAATGCAGGCAGACGAAAAAAGAATTATAACTGATAAAGAATTAACCGAAATAGTGAAAGTAGCTGCTAAAGCAGGGGCTGACGCAGCTATGGAACACTTTAAGGCAGAAAAAATCAAAGAAAAACGTAACCGAAAGGATAGGAGATTACATAATACAAAACTCTTGATACGTCATTACAGAACGTTTAAAGAATATGTGAATAATGCGGTGTTTGAACGCGAAGAATCAAATGAAGATGCACTTGGTGCCATTGAAGAATTAATGTGGGAGCCAAGAGTAACGGCTGATATGGTTGTAGAGTCAATCAAACGCAGTGCGGCAAGAACACAGATTATAATAAATCATATAGACGGAATGATTAACGTGTATCAAGATATGTGTCAAAAGTCAAACAGTGAAATGAAAATACGTCGTAGCAAGGTGCTTTATGATATGTATATATCTGATACAGTTTATTCAAAGGAACAGATTGCAGAAATGTATTTCATTGATAAACGGACAGTGTATAAGGATATAGATGCTGCCTGCAAAGAATTAAGTGTATTGCTATTCGGAATAGACAGCATTAATTAGGGCACAAATAGGGCATTGACTCGGCTATATGGATATGATAAAATAGTATTAGTAAAATTCTAAAATAATTTAAAAAGTCCATTTATTCAATTTGCGAATAAATGGACTTTTTTATTGTCGGAAAGGAGAATTAGAAATATATGCTCCCTCCTAACACATTTATAAATTTAGGAGGATGTATATGGAAAGTACAATAGTTATGCGCAGTGTCAGTGCATTAAAATGTTATGAAAACAATCCAAGACACAATGAAAATGCGGTTAAAAAAGTAGCAGAATCGATTAAAGAATTCGGTTTTTTGGTGCCGATAGTAATTGATACGAATGACGTGATTATAGCAGGAGAAACCCGTTTAAAAGCGTCTAAACTGTTGCAGCTTGACAAAGTACCATGTATTATAGCAGATGAACTCACAGAGGAGCAAATAAAGGCATTTCGATTGATTGAAAATAAAACGTCTGAATTTGCAACATGGGATTTTGAAAAGCTGCAGGAAGAACTAAAGGCTATTGACATAGATATTGGACTGTATAATTTCCCGGAATTAGATGATGTAGAATTAAATGTTTCCGATGACGATTTTTTAAAGGATACGGAAATAGTGAGGGAACATCATAAAAAGACAACAACGTGTCCTAAATGCGGCGAGGTGTTTGAAATATGAGAGTATTTCTTGCATCCACAGGATCAGGTATGTCAAAGGAATTAAGGGATAAGACGGTAAAAATATGTCGGCCGAGATATATACTTGAAACGTTTTTCAACGGCGAAAAATCGTGTCTTGAGGCTATGAGCATTTCGGGAAATGATAATTTCTTGCTAGATAGCGGAGCGTTTTCATATATGAACGGTGCTCAGGTGACATTGGCGCAAATGGATAGTTATATTGACAAATATATAAAATTCATAATCAGTCACAATATCAAACATTATTTTGAAATAGATGTTGATAATATTTTTGGTCTTGACCGAGTAGAGTTTTGGCGACATAAGATGGAGAACGCAATAGGTTATCAATGTATTCCTGTATGGCATAAGGGCAGGGGCGTTGATTATTGGAAATGGATGTGCAAAAAATACTCGTATATAGCGATAGGCGGATTAGTATTCCATGTGAAAAAACAGGAATATGAATTAATACGGCAATTAGTTGAATATGCGTATTATCGTGGTGTAAAGGTACATGGCTTAGGCTTCACAAAAACACGAGAACTGAAAAATTATAAGTTTTACAGTGTAGACAGTGCAAGCTGGGTAGTGTCGGCCACAAGAGGGCAACAAATACACTTTTTCAAAAACGGCTATATGAAAACTCGGCAGTTAGAGAAAAAAGGGCATAAAGTAGATTTGCCGAAGTTGGTAGCTCATAATATGATAGAGTGGACAAAATTTCAAAAATATATGGATGGAGTGAATTGATTATGAAAAAGAATACATTTAACTTAACACTATTAACAGGAATATTTTGCTTGGGGCTTATAACATCAAACTTATTTGGCGGCAAGCTTATAAGCGTCTTAGGATTAACCGTTGCGGGTGCGATAGTAACATATCCGCTCACATTCTTAACAACTGATATTATCGGTGAAATATGGGGAAAACAAGAGGCGAACGATTGCGTTAAGGTAGGCATAATCGTTCAAGTCGGCTTTTTGATATTAGGGTATTTATCATTGAAAATACCGACATTATCGCAAACAACTCATTTGCAAGAGTGTTTGACAGCGGTATTAAATCAAGGAACAAGAATGACGTTCGCAAGCCTCGGAGCATTTGCAGTAAGTCAGACAATGGATGTTATTTCATTTCATTGGTTAAAGAATAAGACGAACGGAAAGTATAAATGGTTGAGAAACAATGCAAGTACAATGAGTAGTCAACTTATAGATACTGTTATCTTCATAGCTATAGCTTTTTACGGTGTAGTTGATAATATAATACTTATGATATTTGCTCAATACTTAATTAAATTGATTTTAGCGGCATTAGATACGCCGTTTTTTTATTTCTTCACGCGAAGAAGAAAATGCAAAAATTAAGGAACGAATTGTAGGGAGGTGTCTAAGGTGGCACGAGTGCCTAATGAAAAAGCATCGAAAGCAGAGGCTATGTATCATGACGGTATGAAACTCGTGGATATAGCAAGAAAACTTGACGTGCCGCCAGGCACTGTCCGACGATGGAAAAGTACATACCATTGGGACGGAATTTCTAAAAAAAAACAAAACGAGCGTTCGGATAATAAAAGCGAACGTTCGGATAAATCAGAAACACGTCATAGAGGCGGTCAGATAGGTAATAACAATGCGTTAAAGAATGCAACTTATGCCAGTGAATATTGGAAGAATATCAGTGATGAAGAACGTGCAATGATGGCAGATATGCCGACAGATGAAGAATTTATGTTAATTGAAACATTGAAATTGGCTACTTTGCGAGAGCGGCGTTATATGGCATTATTGGCACGATATAATGAATTGTTGAAAAATTCGCCTGACGGAATGATTTTGAAAGAAGATATACGGGTGTTGACTAAAGAAAGTAACGCATTCGGAAAATGTGTCAGTAGCAAACAACATCAAACGGTTACGGCACAACAAACAAAGGTTGATGCAGTAGAACAAATGCAAATAATAGAATCCGAATTGACTCGGGTGCAAAAGTTGAAAATCAAAACACTTGAATCATTGGCTAAAATTCGAGCAGGAAAGGCAACGGACGGTGACAGTGAATTAATAGATGATTGGATAAAAGCAGTAGAGGGGTGTGAGGATGATGACTAAAACGCTTGAGATATTTCAAAAGCGTATTCCTCTTTACAGGAAAAACATAAAATTGTTTGCATGGGAAATGTTCAAATTCATACCGGACAAATGGCAAGATGATGTGTTTTGCGATATAGTTACCGATAATCGTATTACCGTAAAATCGGGGCAGGGTGTGGGAAAGACAGCAATAACGGCAATAATCCTATTGTGGTTTTTGAGTTGCTTTTCATACCCGAGAATAGTTGCAACGGCTCCGACCAAACAACAACTGAATGATGTATTGTGGTCCGAAGTTGCAAAATGGCAAGAAAAAAGCCCTGTGCTGAAAAAAATATTGAAATGGACCAAGACATATGTTTATATGAAAGGTCACGATAAGCGGTGGTTTGCGGTGGCGAAAACGGCAACAAAACCCGAAAATATGCAAGGTTTTCACGAAGATAATATGTTGTTCATAGTAGACGAGGCTTCAGGTGTTGCGGACACCATTATGGAAGCTATACTTGGTACATTGTCAGGTGAAAATAACAAGTTATTGATGTTAGGAAATCCGACAAAGACTTCTGGCGTGTTTTATGACAGCCACACGGTAGACAGAGCATTATATAAATGTCATACGGTCAATTCCGAGAATGTGGCGAGGGTAAATAAAAAAAATATAGAAAACCTGAAAAAGAAATACGGCAAGGACAGCAATGTTGTTCGTGTTCGTGTATATGGTGAATTCCCGACACAAGAAGATGATGTATTTATACCGCTCTCTATAATTGAACAGTGCAGCAGTAAGTTGTATGAACTTCCCGACAACAATAAATTACCCTATATTATATTAGGTGTAGATATAGCTCGTTTCGGAAATGACGAAACTATTATATATCGTAATGCGCAAGGAAGATTAAAAATCATGGCCGAGCGTAAAGGTCAAGATTTGATGGCGACTGCTGGTGACGTTATAAGAATATATAAAAAAACAATCAATGAATTTCCCGAATACAGAGGGAAAATATATGTCAACATTGATGATACGGGCTTAGGCGGCGGCGTGACGGATAGATTAAAAGAAGTCAAAAAGGAACAACAGCTATATAGATTAGCCGTTGTTCCTATTAATGCTGCTGAAAAAATTGAAACTGATACAAAGGCAGGTAAAGAGGCGGCAGAGTATTATAATGACCTTACAACACATATGTGGGCGTGCCTGAAAGAATTAATCGAACATAAAGAAATTGAAGTGGAAGATGACGCTGATACAGTAGCACAGCTTTCAACACGAAAATATAGAATAGCTTCAAACGGAAAGATTGAGATTGAGGGCAAAGACGAAATGAAAAAGCGTGGATTAAAATCACCCGACAGAGGAGATGCCGCCGCATTATCGGTATATCTTGGAAAGATAAAGAAATACACAGGCAGTATGCCAAATATCAGTGACGGTCTGAAAAAAGAAAGCGAATGGATGATGAGGTGACTGAAATATGGGTTACATGAAAGAATTTGGTCGTGCAGGTCAAAAGCGTACAGGCGGAATTTTTTACGAGGAATTCTTACCGGAACTGCAAGGAAAAAAGGGTATAGAAACATATCGTGAAATGGCTGACAATGATGATGTAGTTGGAGCTATTTTATTTGCGGTTGATATGCTAATACGAGGTTGTTCATGGGACACTCAACCGGGCGGCAATACTCCAGCGGATGAGGAAGCGGCTGATTTTGTGTGGCAATGTATGAATGATATGACTGAAACGTGGATTGACACAATATCAGAAATATTGTCTATGTTGACATACGGATGGAGTGCTCACGAAATTGTATATAAGCGTCGAATGGGACGTAAAAAAGATATTCGTCTGAACAGTAAATATAATGACGGTCGAATAGGGTGGCAGAAGTTACCGATACGTTCACAGGAAACTTTGTACAGATGGGAATATGATGATAATGATAATCTGTTGGGATTAACGCAAATGCCACCGCCGAAGTTTGATTTAATCACAATTCCTGCAAATAAATTATTGCTATTCCGTACGAAAAGCAGTAAAGGAAACCCCGAAGGACGCAGTATATTGCGTAATTCGTACCGCTCTTGGTACTTTAAAAAGCGAATACAAGAAATTGAGGGTATAGGAATTGAACGTGATTTGGCAGGTTTACCTGTAATGACCGCGCCTGAAGGTGTTGATATATGGGATAGTGATGATAAAAATATGGTCAATGCAAGACGTGAAGCAGAACGATATGTCAAAAGTATACGTCGTGACTCTTTGGAGGGAGTTGTAAAGCCTGAAGGCTGGAAGCTGGAATTACTTACAAGCGGCGGAAAGCGTAATTTTGATACAAACGCTATTATTGAAAGATATGATACACGAATTGCAATGACGGTCTTAGCTGATTTTATAATGTTGGGACATCAGAGTACAGGAACATATAATCTCGGCAGTGATAAGTCACAGATGTTTTCTGTGGCAATAGGTGCGTATCTTGATATGATAGCGGAAGTGTTTAACAACAAAGCTATCCCCGATTTAATAGATATGAATGGTGATACATTTAAAGATATTACGGATTATCCAAAGATAATACATGGCGAAATTGAAAATAGAAATATAAGTGAACTTGGTGACTTTATTCAGAAAGTTTCAAGTGCAGGGTTTATTTCGCCCGATGAACAACTTGAAGATTATCTTCGTGACGCCGCAAAGCTGCCGGAACGTGCAGATTACTCCGGTAATGGCGGAACATCACCCGAAAAGAGCGAATTCAAAGAGGAATAATATAAATATATGTTTACATTCAGAAAAGCAAAGAGAATATTTGAAAAAATACGCAAGCCCGATAGAAGTAAAAAGGGTGAAAATGCACTACAACGTATTCGTAATATGTTGGATAAATACGAAACACCGATAACATTGGCATTATTATTTTTATGGGATGACTATAACATAAATGAAGAAACGGCAGATGAAATCATGCGTGGTAATGAGAATGTAGAAGATGTACATGAATCGTTTGAGTCAAATCTGCGTGATTTTGAAGATGAAACATTAACACCAACCTTGGAACAGGTTGGCGAAGAACGATTTGAAACCGCATATGAAGATAATAAAGACTTGATAAGTATCAATACCGAAACATCAGATGATGATAACGAAAATAATGAAGATAGTCAGTTTGATTATTCTGCATTTTACACCAAATGGTGTGATGAAAGAGCGGGTAATCTTATTGCAAACATCAATGATACGCAGAGAGAAAATGTTAAAAGCATTATAAATACTGCATTACAACAAGGTGATACACCATATTTTGCCATCCGTAGAATAAAAGATACGGTAGGATTAACAGAGCGACAGCTTAATCAGAATACCCGCTATTATGAAAATATGCGGAATACTCTGCGTGAGAATAATCCTAAATTAACTGATTATGAAATTAACAGCAGAGCTGCAAAGGCGGCAAGACGGATGGCAGACAAACAACGGACCAAACGGGCAAAAGATATAGCACGAACTGAAATTGTTACAGCACATAATCAGGCAACCAGAGCGTACATACAATGGGCGATAGAACATAGATATATGCAGAATGTATATAGACGTTGGGTAACATCAAACAATGACAATGTTTGCCCGATTTGCGTTGCATTGAACGGACAGGCAGTACCATTTGATAAACCATATAATGTACCGTCCGATATTAAATATAACGGTCCTGAGATAATGGCACCGCCGGTACATACAAATTGTTGTTGTGGCGAAGAATTTTTCACAGGTGACAATAATAAAATACCGAGTGTTCCAAACAAATGGGACAGTATGAGCGAGGCGGAAAAGAAAGCATGTGTTAATTATTATGCCGATAAATCGCAATATGCAGAATATAAAAAACAGCTTGGGACTGAAAATGTCCCAAAAACTCTTGAAGATTTCCAAAAATTAAAGTATAATAATAAAGAGGAATGGGACAAATTAAAGGCTGCATATAGAGTTACAAAGTCTGAACGAAGTGGCTATAAATATTCGACTGATGGAACATTTATAGCAACCAACCATAGAAAAGGTGGCTCTGTTCCAAGACAATTAAAGCCATATGCAGTGTTAGATTTAGAAAAATCGGATGGACATATAGAACGTACAATATATGACAAAGACGGATATATGGTAAAACAAATTCATCCTACGGATCACGGCAATCCAAAACAACATCCATATGGTAAAAACGGAGAACATATTCATACATACAAGTGGAAAGACGGAACTTTGGAAGAACGAAGAACTCGAGACATAACGGATTCAGAAAGAAAGGTCAATGGTGATATTTTATGAAATTAAATTCAGAAGAAATAAAAAATTTAATATTATCGCTTGTACAAGATGTGGTATTCGAATATGACAATAAGACTTGTTGTATCAATCCATGGAGTAGGACTAAATTTGAAGTGGGTTATAATGACATTGTGAAGATATATTCGGATATAGATGATTTAATGAATGATACCATTTTTGATGGACGTTCATTAAGTGATATAGCGGATGAAATTGAAATTGAATAATGTTTAAAAATGAAATTTATAAATTAACACGTTGGTTTTAAATCAGCGTGTTTTTTTGATGCTAAAATTTTAGGAGGTTGATTAAATTGAAAAGTTTTAATGATTACATCATTCACAAGGCAAGGGATGAACCTGAAAAGGTAGTAAAGGCACGTTTTAATGTACAGAAATCATATGAAGAACAACACCTGGTATTTGGTTGGGCGAATGTATCGGCTCGTGCCAACGGCGAAAAAATCACCGATTGGCAGGAAGATATTATTGATATTGACGAACTTGAAAAAGCAGTTTATCGTTATGTTGAGTTTTATGGTGACGGTGGCGAACTTCATGAACGTGGCGGTGTAGCCACAATGATTGAAAGCATGGTGTTCACCAAAGAAAAACTCAAAGCATTAGGTTTGCCTGAAGATGCATTAGCTGACGGTTGGTGGATAGGTTTTCATGTGACGGATGAAAGCGTGTGGAAAAAAGTTAAAGATGGTACATACTCAATGTTCAGTATTGAGGGTGAGGCTATCAGAGAGGAGGTAGAGGGTAATGCCAAATAAGTTAAAAAATTTGAATATTACAAAGGTTGATTTAGTGCCGGAGGGCGCCAATCCTGACGCATTTGTTACAATGTACAAGTCTAAAACTCCTATAAGAAAGAGCGGTGAGGCTGAAAGTTTTGCTGCAAAATTAAAGGATATTAAATTGGACGATGTAGTTAGGCAAATATGGCAATACACAGAATCGCTAAGTAGTAGTCTTATTTCAATTCTTAGAGATGATAACGTTACAGATAAAAAATCTGCAATGGATAAAAGTCTTGAAGAATTTTACGGTGCCGCTACACTTTCAACAGAAAAATGGAGCGGCGGCAGTGTAAGTGACTATGTTGCGACAGGTTCGGAAGAACCACAAACAGCCACGATTGTGAAGGCATTAAAGGCAGAAACACTCGGTATATTAAAAAGTAATAATGAAGGAGCTGATAATGATATGAAAATTGAAGATATTGATAAGGATAAGCTAACTGATGAAGAAAAGAAGCAGTTGGAGGCTATCGTTAATAAGGCTGGTATAACGAAGCCTGAAGATGATGACAATGGCAAAAATGACAATAAAGACGACAAGGACGTTAAGAAGATTAAGGGTGAACCGATAAATCATGATCCGGAAGATATTTATAAGGGACTTCATCCGGCAGTTGCGGCCGAACTTAAAAGTTTAAGAAAAGCTCGTGACGAGTCGGAAGAAAGAGAACTTACGGCTATTGCAAAAAAGTATGAAGTTATAGGCAAAAAGTCCGAAGAACTTATACCTACACTAAAGAGCCTAAAAGCCGCAGGCGGTACAGCATATCAAGATATGATTGGTGTATTGGATACGGCGGTTGAGGCAGTAGAAAAGTCGGGTGCATTTACTGAAATCGGCAAGAGTGGTCATTCTGATGTGGCAGGCTCTACTACCATTGCCAAGGCTCGTGCTATTGCTGATGAAATCAAAAAGTCAAATCCGAATATGAGTGATACAGAAGCTATGGCAAAAACATGGGAAACACACCCTGAGCTTATGAAAGACTATGATGATGAGATTGGAGGTTGGTATTAATGGCAAAGCAGTATATGACAAACGGAATTAATACATCAGCTACTCGTGTGGGTATTGTAGCTGACGATATGGAAAACGTCGCCGGTAAAGCCGTTAAGTTGAACAGTGACGGTTTATTGGAATTTTGTAACACCAAAGGGGAAATGCCTATCGGTATTGTTACTATTGACAATGAGGCAGACGTTTCAAAGGGCGATAATGTTACATATCAAATATTTGCTGTTGGTATTGCGGCTATAAGTGCCACAGTAACAGCCGGAACAGAATTAACACCCGGTTCGGACGGTACATTAGTTGCCGCTGAGGCGGGTGATTTTGTGTGTGCAATAGCAATGAATGATTGTAATGCAAATGCAATGGGAACAGTCAAAAGAGTTGACTACTACAAAAAGGAGGCTAAATAATGGGTACAGAAGTTTTTGATAGAATAAGAAAGGGTAAAACACCTATTAATGTTCCACTTACAAGTATCAGTACAGCGTATTTTCAGGGCAAGAGTGGCGGAGCAACGTCTTTCTTCCCAGAAGTGCCTGTGCAACTTTCAAGAGCGTCATATTATCAATTTTCAAAAGCAGATTTGTTAAGAGATAATGTAAGCCCTAAGCCTATTTTAGGTAAAGTAGATCCTACCGTTATCGGTTACGAAACTGACGATTATAAGTGTGTGCCTGAACAAATTATTTTGGGTTATGATGATATTATCCAATCAGATGTAGCACGTATGGGAGCTAAAGGAATAATGCAATTACGTCAAAACAAAGCGAGGGTTATTGCTGAACAGATATTTATTCATCAAAACAAGGTATTTGCACAAAAATACTTTAAAAAAGGTGTATGGGGTGCTGATTTAACTGGCGGTGTATCGGTAAGCTCAGGTTCTACTGATTTTGTATCGTTTGACAATGATAATTCAAATCCTATCAAGTTTATATCCGATTGCATTACTGCGATGAAGAAGGCTACAGGAAGAAAACCTAATAAACTTGGATTGGGACAGCGTGTATTTGATGCACTAATTAATCACCCCGACATAATGAATCGTGTTATTTATGGCGGGAACACTGCTTCACCTGCAATGGTTACTACAAAATCATTGGCTGCTATTTTGGGGGTAGATGAGGTTGTCGTATTTGACGCTATATGGAACAGTGCAAATCTTGGTGAAGAAGAAAATACAGGTTTTATCTGCGATGAAAATGCAATGCTTTTGGCATACGCTACACCAACACCAATGATTGATGAGGCAACTGCCGGATATACATTCCGTTGGGATATGGGCACAGGAAATATTCTTCCTATCATTGAATGGGAAGGTGATAAGGGAACGTATTCTCATTACATCGGCGGTATGATTTCGCAGGATATGAAAGTAGTATGCAAGGACTTGGGTATCTATTTCCAAAATGCCGTTACCCCTGAAAACTGATTTAAGGAGGTGTGATTACTCTATGAGATACACAGCACTTAAATCTTGCCGTATTGGCGGCAACAACTATAACAAGGGTGATATAATTCAACCTAATAAATTGTCAGCATATGAGGGGTTAAAACTGGTTAAATACGGTATCCTAAGCGAGTTACCTATTAATGCAGAGGAAATGGTTGAACCGATACAATTTGTTGTATCGATACCGATTTTATCACAAGACGGAAAAAGCATTAATTGTACTGCGGACGATGTAACAGAAATTTTCCGTGTACTTCAAATGTCGGCCACAGATGCGGCGGAATATATAAAGAATATTAACAGTGATTCTGTATGTGACGTATTAGGCGCAGTTGATACGAGAAAAACCGTTTTAGCGGCAATTTCAAAGCATACAACAGAGCAGGAAGAAGATAACGGCGGTGATGATTAATGCCGAGATACTCATATAATCCCAATGCAATTACGGAAAACGGAGTTGACCGATTGAGGTTTGAACTGGGAGATACAACATTCAATCCGGCAGAGTTGACAGCGGCTTTGTCGGATGAGGAGTATCAAGCGGTTTTGGATATGAACAGACATTGGAAACGTGCTAAATTAGCAGCGTTGGAAGCTATTCTAATGAAGTTTGCACACTCTTGCACTACAAAAATAGGTCCTGTGTCGTATGATTTTTCAAGTAGAGTAGAGGTATGGAAAGACCTCTATAACCGATTGAAGAATGAAGCAAGTATTTCTGTTCCGCCCGTATCGGGAAATGATTACGGACAGGTAAGACCACCGTATTTTTATGAGGATATGCACAGTAACAGCAGAAAGGGCGAGTAATTATGTTCACAGCAAATATTGTACCTGGATATGGATTTCAAGAGGTAGAAATTTATATAAAAAGACATGGGAAAACAGCCAGCGGACGTGTGACAGAAGTAGGATACCAACCTGCCGAACAAGCATTTTTGGGTATTGCTGCCGAGGCAAGTCAACGCGAAAAAGAAGAATGGCGGCAAAATCAGCACCCTATAACACATACAGTTGTACAATATGGAGCAACGGTAAAAGCAAAGGCTACCGATTATCTTGTGTTCCCAGACGGACGTAAATTTTATGTTCAGGGTGTAGATAATGCAGGTAGCCTTAATGTATCTATGATTTATTATGTTGAGGAAAGGTTTGATATAAAATGATTAGCATTGAAATTATTGTTCAAGCTGAACTTGATAAGATAAAAGCACAGTTGCCGGGAAGAACTGCACGAGTATCAAGTGCATTGCGAAATTCTGTTTTTAATGTGATGGCAGGCGGCGGTGTATCTGCTCCAGGTCAACCACCGGGAGTGAGAACGGGAAATTACCGTAATTCTTTTGTTTCATCAACAGAAAGCAACGGAATGTCATTTACAGCGAAAGTAACAAGTGATTGTTTGTACGGTCCGTTTTTGGAAGACGGTACAAGTAAGATGGCAGCAAGACCACACTGTGACCGCATTGCAGAAGACGCATTGCCGCAAGCTATTGCAATATACAGTGAACCATATTAAAGGAGAAAGATTTATGTTTGAAGAAATTTTAAATAATCATCTAAGGAAATGTTCCGATATAACATCATATTTAACTAAATATGATGATGAGCCTGCGATTTTTAATCAGACAGCCCCTGACGATATGTCTGATTTATGGAACGATAACGTACAATATGGACGAATTGTATTTTTTGCAAATATGCAATCCGACACAGAACGTAAAATCAGTGGTACAGTAGAAATTGATGTGTATTTACAAGACACATCAGAGATTGAAGCAATAGCAGAAACGGTCAAAACAAATGTAGACGGCTATTTCTTTAGCGGTAAGTCGGAAACAACCATTCTTGCGAAATGGAATTCTACACGATACGTTGATGTTGCGGACAAAAAAATAACCGTTGCGGCGGTATTGTTTACACTACTTGCGTTTCCTAATCAACAAACCTGCGAGCCTGATCCGATTAAACTGGTTAATGAATGGACACGAAAATTACTACCCGATGTAAAACTGATAGGATATGATGAAGATATTCCGACCGTATGGAAACCTCAAAAGGATATTCCTGCGGTGTACTGGCGAAAATCAAAGGTAGGTAATTGTGAACGAATACCTAGCATGTATGCAGGTGATTGGTACACAGCTGTAATGAACGCTCATATCTTTACAGAAGATATAGCTGTTTCTAATGCTATTGCGAGTATGATGTGTACTAAGCTAAATCAAAAAAAGGTATTACAATTTCCTGATGGAACATGGATGCGTGTTGATAATAACAATCAACTTCAGCCTGGAACTGATGAATTAAGAGTCGGTCAATTATCTGTTGAAGGTGATTATTGCGTATTGCGCAAAGAGCCTGATTCAGAATTATTGAAACATATTAAAATAAATGATTAAGAACGTCTTAATTAAAGGCGTTCTTTTTTGTTAAGGAGGTAATCTTATGGCAACCAAAACTGTAAAAGATGAAAAAACAGCAGATGTGCCAGCTGAAAAGAACTCTGCAAAGGTAAAAACATCATCTGTATCAAGATATACCGTTGATGAATTATCAAAGGCAGAAAAAGAACTTAATGCGAATAAAGTTATTATTCGTACAGCACTTTCAAGAGCGGATAAAGATTTATTTACTTTGGAAGAGGCTAAAGAAATTGTATCAAAGTTTAAAAATAAGGAGGTAAAATAAGCATGGGATATGTTTATGAAGACGGCAAGGAGTACCCTCGTGCCGGTGTTTACAGACGTTCAAGCAACGGCAATGTAAATAATACTGTGGCATCTGCGTTGGACGGAATAGGAGCATTACCAATTAAATCTGATTGGGGACCTTTGAATGAAGTGACTCTTCACGCAAAGGGAACAGCTGATGTTACAATGAAAAATACATATGGTACAGGCGGTACAATGAGTGTAGCAGAGGCGTATATGAACGGAGGCTTAGATAAGTTATACTTGATTCGTATAGGAACCGGTGGTAAGAACGGAAAGATTGAGCTAAAGTCAAATGAAACAAAAGCTGTTACACTAACACTTAAATATCCTGGAACACATGAATTTACTGTATCCGTAAGAGATAAATTGGGTGTAGAAAATACAAGAGAACTTGTGATTTATGATGGTGCAAAGGAAGTTGAAACAATTACATTTGCATCAGGTACAGGCGAGCCTAAAGCGTTGGAAAAGGCTGTTGAAGATATTCAGAGTAAATACGTTACTGCAAAAGCGGAAGATGGCGTTACGGACACCATTACTGGTGTTTCACAACAACCGTTTGAGGGCGGAGAAAACCCTACTACTACAACGGCTGATTACAGTACAGCGTTTGAGGCATTTGAACCGTATTACTATAATACAATCGCACTCGATACCGTTGATTCGGATGTACAAGCACTATTAATAGAATATATAAACACATCATTCAAAGATGGTAATCTTGCCATAGCCGTTATAGGAGATAAAGGCAGTGTCGATATAAATAAGCGTATGGAAAATGCGTCTAAGATAGACAATTATCCGATTGTTTATTTCGCAAGCGATTTTGTGAATTCTAATGGCGATACCGTCAGCGGACCTGAAGCAATAGCAACAGCGGCAGGCGTTATTGCCGCCACACCATCAAGTAAAAGTATAGTTCGTACAGAAATGCCGGGAGCGGCAAAGCTTACAGAACGACTTAAAAACAGTCAATATGAAGACGCCGTAAGAAACGGGTTGCTACTTCTGTCTGTTAATGCAGACGGCAAGGTGGTTTTTGATAGTGGTGTCAATACGCTTATTAATCCTGATGAAGAAAAGCAGGATAACGGTTGGAAGAAGATTAAACGTGCAAAGGTAAGACATGAAACATTCTATCGCTTGGATTGTGAAATGGATAAACTTATCGGAAAAGTAAACGGAACAAAAGACGGTATTGCAAATGTCATTCAAAGAGGTCAGGCTGTACTTGATACTATGGCTGACGAGGGCAAGCTTATTGACCCTACATTTAAGATTGATACAGATAAGGGTTACGGCGCAGACTATGGTTATTTTATAGTTAATGCGGTTGACGTTGATACCTTGGAGCGTATTTTTGTTCACTACAAGTGGAAATATAGCGAAAATTCTTAATGATTGGAGGTAATAAAGATGGCATCTGGATATAATAATACTTTAGATACAACTGAATTAATGACAGGAAAAGACGGAAAACTCTTTGTTGAAGTTGGGGGTGTTAATACATTTCTTGCTGAAATTAACGAATTTAAAGTTGCTATGAATGCAAATACAACTGAATACCAAGGAGTTGGCTCTATTATTGTCGGAACAGTTCCGACAGGTGTAACATTTGATTTGACATACACAGAGGCTGTAATCAGAGATGATGTTATAATGGCACCATTACTTAATGCAATACAAAACGGATATTTTCCGGTGTTCAATTTTCAGGGCGTTACTACCAAGCCTGACGGCAGCAGTGAAGAACGTATAACATTCAACAATGCTATACCAAACGGAGCATTTGACTTAATGAGCTTAACACCTGGTGATGTAGTTAAGAGAGCACATTCATTCAGACTAAATTCTATTCCGAAGATGATTTCGGAAATGGCAGCAAGTAGACTGTATAATTAAGTTGTTAAGGTTAAAAGGGTTTGTTCTTAATTTAAGAGGACAAGCCCTTTTATATTTATGAAAAATTCTTATATATGCGGAGGTAATTAAAATGGCAAACAAAGAAATTACAAATGTAACAGGTCTTGAGTCTTCAACAAATTTTGAACAGGATGAGAAAAGCCTTGTAATGTCACTGCTTGAAGCAGCAGATTATCGAACAAGCAATGAGGGCAGCACAAGAACAATAAATGTGAAAAATGCAAATGGCAAAGTCTTGTTTTCATTTACAATAAGAGGCTTATCGCAAAGTGAAATACAAGCGGCGGCTAAAAAGGCAACAAAGCAGATTCCTAATCCAGCAGGTCCAAAATATCCTAAAATTTCGGGCGAAAGAAGTACAACGGAATATCATAATAATCTAATCTATACGGCAACAGTAGATGAGGATAAAAAGAAAATTTGGGGCAACACAGAGATTAAACAGAAATTCAATATCTTTGATGAAACAGATTGCGTTGATATTCTACTTAATGCCGGAACAAAATCAAAGGTAGTAGATGAAATTCTTAAGTTAAGTGGTTTTGACGGAGAAGATGTTGTTGACGAGGACGATTACATAAAAAACTAATAGAGGTCAGTCCGTTAATGCGGAATTTGTATGATATATTTGTGTATTCGGGATTTCGTACATTTCCAGGTGAAATAATGCGGCTGACAGATGGTGAAAGAAAAATGGTGTTTGCATTTATGAAGAAATCCATAACTGAACGCAAATTGCCAGTTGTTATAGGAAACTTCCCTACAAAACAAAAAAGTTGACAAATCCTTTTTGCTTTGTTAAAATTATGTAAAAGGGAGGCTTTTTTATGAAAAAAATAAGCATATTTTTAATAACTATTTTTACTATAGGATGCTTATGCTCATGTGGTGGTAATGATATAAGGTATGACGCTATATATGATACTAAGACAAAAAAGTATATAGAGTGGGGTGATACCCGAGAAACTGTTACAGAGGCACTGGGTGATGGTATTGGTCAACTTCCAGGCGAAAATTATGAAACATCGAACTATCATATGGATGTTGATTATTATCCATATGATAATGAAGAACTAAATGCTCCTATATGGCGTGTTGATTTTAAGTGTTATTCAAATGGAAGATATAAGGTTTTAGGAATATCATCAGAAGATGAATTTCTAAAAAAATTTCCGAATGCTAAAAGCTGGAACGATGGAACATACAATTTGCATATAGCCATTGATAAAAGCAATGGGAATTACTATCTTCTTGAAAATGATAAAGTGAATTGGCCGAATAATAATTGTGTTCCTGCATACGATATTGATATTGAGTTTGCAGATGATGTGATAGAATATAGATTATCAAACTTTATGTTTCCGGAGGAATACAAATATTACAGTAGCATGGATGACCATACTATAAAGGACGTAAAAATTGTAAAATAACATATTCAAAAGCGGTTGTAACACAGCCGTTTTTTTTATGCGTATAATTTTAGGGGAAAGGAGGACACCATGGCAAATTCAAATATAGAAATCGAAATAACCGCCAATTTAAAAGACAATGCAACAGATAAGGCTAAAGCTGTAAATAAAGAACTAGACAAGCTTGAAAAAAGGAATGTCAATGTTGATATTACTGCAACCGATAAAGCTTCAAAAGTTATGGACAGCATAGACAGTAAATTAAGAAAAGTTGATGGCTCAAAAACAGCTACTGACATTGATAGAGTAGTAGATAAGGCTAATGCTGCTGTAGACGGAGTGTCACAGGTAAAATTAACTGCTGATACATCAAATGTTGATAAGGCTATAGATGGTATAAAGAAAAAAGCTAATGATATTAAGGTGTCTGAAGTTAAGTTTGGAAAAGAATCATCTTCACAGATTTATAAAAGAGCTTCTGCTGATTTGGATAAATGGTATAGTTCGGCAAGCTATGCAGATGAACATGGGATAGACAGAGAAAGCATGGGCTTTAATGAACTGATAAGCTATGTTGAGGCTTACAAAGAAGAAGCTGAAGAGTTGGATTACTTAAAAAACGCTGCGAATGAATATGGATTAAAATATTCTAAAAATGCAGACCTTGAATCTATGCGAAATCTTGTCTGGGGTTATGAAGATAAAAACTATAACGGTGTTTCATCGGAAAAAGATATTGATAGGAATACAAAGGCACTGGAAAAAACGACTAAGATGCTTGGCGACTATGGAGATGATGACGGAAATCAGACTATAGACAGTATAAAAGCTTTTGGAAAGAGTATGGCAACAAGATATTTAGGCGTGCAATCAGTCTATTCAGGTGCAACCGAGGCTTTTGGCGATATTGTTGACGCATATAGCAGTGGAAATCGCAATGATATGCAACGTAGTTTAACTCGTGGATTAACAAAAGGCGGTTTGATAGGAGCAGGTGCTGCAATAGGCTCATTTATTCCTGGAGTAGGAACATTATTCGGAGCCGGAGCAGGTGCATTGATTGGTCAGCTATGGGGTGATGATATTGCTGACGGTATATCTGGAATTCATAAATCGGCTGAAGAATTAAGACAGGATCGACTGGATGAATTATTTGGTGATATAGCAATGTCGGCAAGTGATTTGGGTAAAGTGGCTCAAAACATGGTCGGCTCATGGCAGATACAAGTATCACAAGCACATAAACAAGCATTGACAACAGGATATTCATTACAAGATACTACTAATTCGTCTTATTTGGGCGTTGTTGAAAGTGGAAGTAAACTCGATATAAAAGGAAATTTGGGATTTAATATTCCTAAAAAATATTTTACATCTTATGCAGATGAAGTTAATAGTTATATGGATAACATTGAAGAACAAATGAACCAAGAGATGTATAACGCATTTATGGTTAATGATGATTTGTTTGGTTATGGGCAATGGGATACAACGGCATTAAGTGATAAATGGAAGAATGCTTTTGAAACATTTGCAAAGCAGAAAAAGGAATTAGGTAAGTATTTAGAAATAGCATTGTCTGATGGTAATTTTTCACCGGATGAACGTGATTATGTTTTTGGGACTATACATAGTATGCAACAGTCATCTTCAGAACTTGCTCCGGATGAAGGGCAAACAAAAGCTGATACATATTCATATTTGGCACAAAACGGTATGTTGTCAAAAGATTCTTATGATAGTGTTATAAAAGATATTCAAACAGAATATACAAATGATATGTTTAATTTGGCGGAAAAAAGGTCTGTAGCTATTGCTAATGGACAAAATCCTAATGAGGCTAATAATATATTTTGGAGTTCTGCCAATGATAGAACTAAAAGCCATTTGCAAACGCTTTTAGACAATGTTCAAGATATGTTTGGAAGTGATTACAACTCAGTTTTATCTGATGTATGGAATGGTAAGGTGGACGCATTCGGTCATAATGCGGGATTAAGCAGCCAGTTAAATGATAATAATTCAGCATATCAAAAAGCACTAAAGAAGTCAATGGAATCAAGCGAATTATCCAATAATGCCGTTGACATTCAAGATGCTACCCAACAAACTTTATATAGCAGACAATATTTATCTGATGCTCAAAAAGCACTGTCTACTTCATTTGAATTGGGAGATTCTGCATCAAAAGAAGTAGTAAAAGAAGCATATACAGGAATGCAACCAGCATTGGAACAAGCAGAAAAACAATATCAATCAGCTAAAGAAAATGGTCAAAACCCAAATAAATATTTAGATGAAATGATGGGAATGTATCAAATGGGTGCTATGGGCGGAGATAAAACAGCTCAAGGAAAATATGAAGCAATGCTTATGTCTGGAAATGCTGAATCTGCTAAGGCTATAAATGACGCATTTGGTACTGATTATAATTTAATGAAACAGTATATGGGTGATGATTTTGCAAATATGTGGCAACTGTTAAATGGCGGTAATACAGAAAGTGCCATTGAACAAACGACAGAAGCTGCAAAAAATGCACTCGAAAAAAATGCAAAAGATACAGTAGATGCAATAAAGGACAATAAAGACCAAAAGATTGATGCTATGAATGAAACTGACGAAAAAGCAGCACAAGCTGTTGAAGATAGCACCAAGGAACAAGAGGCTTTAGAAAGCAAAACCGATGGAACAGAGCAGTCCAAAGAAGATACAAAATCAACTGAGTTGCCGGACGATTTAGGAGAGAATGTACTCAATGCTGTCAGCAGCAGTATTGAAAATATTAAAGACGGAAAACTAAAGGATTTAGAACTTGGTAAAACGGTTATGGATTCAATCAGTGAAAGTCTTTCAACGGATAATATGGACTTCAAAGAACTTGGTTTTGGCGAAAGTCTTATGGGAGCAATCAGTGAAAGCCTTTCAACCGATAATCTTGATTTTAAAGAATTAGGCTTTGGCGAAAGCTTAATGTCAGCTATAAGTGAGAGCTTATCAGTGGACAATATGGATTTTGGTAAATTGGGTTTTGGCGAGAGTTTAATGTCTGCAATAAGTACAAGTCTATCGGCAGATAATATGGACTTTAGCCAAATTTCGATAGGTGAAAGTGTAATGAATGGCATTAGTTCTTCTTTGGCTGAAACTGATTTTAGCGGGTTAGATATAGGTACAAAGATAACTGATACTATTAATGCAAGTATGGGTGAAAGTGTTGAATTACATCCTAATTTTACGGTTGTTCCGGGAAATATAGATACATCAAGTTTAACATCAGCTATCACGGAAAGTGTATCAGCATTGACAGGAGATACATCTGCACTATCGGTATCAGCAAATGTTGAGGGTATTGTAAACTACGAATTGGGAACATACCCTCAAGAAGTACCGGCTGTTAATGGGATATCAAATTATACACTTGGGACATATCCGACAGAAGCACCTGATATAACAGGCAGTGCAAGTTATACAGGAAGCTTCCCGACATCAGCACCTACATTGTATGGAACGGTTGTATATACAGCATCGTTTGGACATTTTGCACATGGTACTCGTAATGCACCTGAGGGATTGGCATATTTGAATGATGACGGAAGTGCAGATCCTCGCGAATTGGTTGAACACAACGGTCAATTTTTGATGTATGAAGGTCGTAATGTACTTGCTCCGCTGTCAGCGGGAGATAGAGTATTTACATCATCAGAAACAAAGGATATTTTATCAGGACGTGGCATTCCTCATTATGCGACAGGACTTAATAATGATGTCATAGAAAATGAGAAAATACAAGGTGGCGGCTCAACAAGTGGTGCAAATGTGCATTTTGAAAGTGGTTCAATGTCTATAATGTTTAATATTGATGGTTCTAAGGACGGCAATGTTGTTGAACAGATAAAGGCACATGCACCTGAAATAGCACAGTTAATATCAGATGAAATTGACCGACATTTAACTGCCTCATTTGCTAATTCGGGAGGTAATAATGAATGAGAAATTGTGAAAGTATAATTTTTATAATTGAAAAAGGTACACATGATGTATTATCAATACCGTGGACACCACAAAAAATAAAATTCCGTTCGGGTGGACAAAATTTTGCCGAATATGACATAATGGACCTTGGTACTATTCAAGAGCCTACTGGTACAGGTGTACGTTCGATTCGGTGGGATGATGGTATATTACCCGGTAGAATGCAAGCAAATATGCCTTGGCAAAATGGTGCTTGGCAACCGCCTGTCAATTTTCAAGGTATGTTTTCAATGTGGAAAGCTAATAAAACGGTACTTACGATTTTGATAACAGGTACACCGATTTGTATGGATGTACATCTTTCGGATTATGATATTACATATCAAGACGGATTTGGCAGTTATCATTATTATATAGAATTTACAGACTGCGTTAAACCGACATTCACTGTTACAAATGCCGAACCTGATTCGGCTGACGGAACGGACAGAGATAAAGACCCTACACCTGCAATATATACCATAGTTGAAAATGATACATTATGGGGCATTGCACAATGTTATATCGGTGACGGATTACGTTGGGAAGAAATCTATGAATTAAACAAAGATGTAATCGAGGACACCGCAAAACAGCATGGCTTTAGTAGCTCGGAAAGAGGTTGGTGGATATTCCCCGGTACCGTTATTAAAATTCCAGGAACATCTTCCGGTGATAACTCTGCCGGTGCAACAGTCGAACTTAACAATGCACCGATATATGTTTCGTCTGATGCGGAAAGTATTGCAGACAGAGTGACGGGAACATATTATTTGTATGACGGAAAAGAAATTCTCGGCCGATATAGGATAACAGATAAATCTTCTGATGTAGGACGTACACCAGTTGGTGAATATGTCATTGGTTGGCTGCCAAAAGAGTATATATAAGATTAAACAAACAGAATAGCACTATTTTTTATGATAGTGCTTTTTTTGTACGATTTTTAGGAGTGGGGTTAATGGATTATGTAAGAGTGGCGTCAAAGTCTTCACCGATATACAGCATTCATTTTCTTAATTCTGATAAATTAGATGTATTTGTTGACGCAGTGACAACGGATTTAAAACTTACCGAAAATAAAAACGAGCTTGCACAAAAGGTAACGATAAACCTTGTAAACTGTATGAACGGCGAGTATTTGTTATCAGAATTAATTAATGTGTGTGATAGGGTGTTTATATATGCCAATGACGGTGAAGAGTGCAGAGAGGTTTTCAGAGGGTATATATGGCGTAAAAATTATCAAAACAAGCAGAAGAAAATAATATCTTTGACATGCTATGATAATTTGATTTATCTGCAAAACAGTGAGGATAGCTATTATTACCCTGCAGGTTGGAAAACAGTAGATATATTCAATGATATATGCTCAAAATGGGGCATTGAAATTGTATACAATTATGAATCTATTGAACATAAGAAACTACCTCTTTCAGGTAAAATTTCAACTATGTTTACTGACCTTTTGGACCGAGTAAAAAAGAAAACGGGTATAAAATATGTTATACGCAGTGCAGAGGATATTATCTACATAGATAGGTACGGAGCCAATGCAAATGAGCGTGTTTACGAAATTAACCGTGGCGAAAATGCAATATCTACCGCAAGTAATATTTCAATGGAAGACGTTGTTACAAAAATAATCTTCACAGGAAAAGCAGATGATGACGGAAAAGTATCTATTACAGGCACTTTGGAGGGGGACACAGCAAAATGGGGAACACTTCAGAAAGTCATTAGAGATGATACAGAAGATGAAAAGTCAAACAAAAAGTCAGATAAAGAAAAGGAAGACTCTTTGTATGAAAATGCTCGTGATGAAGGTCAATATATTCTTGATGAAAAAGGAAAGCCTAAAGAAACATATGAAGTAACAGCTATAAATAATCCATGGATACGAAAAGGCGAGCTTGTTAAAGTAGGTGCAGGCGATATGAATTTTCGATATATTGTTACAAGTATTACACATAATGCAGTAAATCGACAAATGAATATTGATTTTGAAATTGCGGATGAAAGTAAGTTATAAGGAAGTGGTTATATGAATGCGTTTGACAGATTAGGACGAACACTTCAGGCACAGATGAATAACGCTGTAAATGAAGGTAGAAGTGTTTTAATTGAATACGGTACGATTACATCAGATTTTGGGCTTAAGGTTACAAGATTTGATACCGTTATTCCAAAAGGGGAGTATTTAATTGATAAGAGATTATCAATAGACTATAAGCCTGAGATTGAAGTTGTAACGTCATTATCTGACGGTCATAGTCACACTGTTAAAATTCCTATCACAGAGGGGATAGAACGTATTAAAGCGGGCGACAGAGTATTGGTATGTTGGATAGACGTTGATCCTATTGTTGTTGCTGTTATTGTAAGTAGCAGTGACATAGGAAAGGAGAGTTAATTATGGCAAATCTGTTTCCGACAGCAAATAACATTATGACGGTGCCGTTGGATAATCTTAAACAAAATACCCCTGTCGGATATAAACGTAGCTTGAAATTTGATTATGATACAGGTGATTTTGTTCGTGACGGACAACACAGATTAATTTCAGCGTCAGGTGTTGAGGCATTTAAACAATGGTGTGAAAATTGTATCTCAACGGACAGATATGCGTATAGCTCATATTCGACCGATTTTGGTATTAATTTAGATTTGATTATGGCATTGCCTGATAAAGCTGCACAAGAAATTATGCTGAAAAAAGAAATAACAGAGGCGATAATGGCTGATGATTATAAAAGGGCAAAGTCAGTAGATGATTTTTCATTTAATTGGATTGATACCGATGCGGTTGAGGTGGAATGTACGGTAACAGACATTGATAATGCCGAGATAGATATAAAAGCTACGGTAGGAGGGTGAGAATATGTCGCAATTTATTATTCCTGATTTTATAAAAAATGCGGATGTCAATAAGATACATAAGCGAATGAGAGATAATCTGCCAAATGATATTGACAAGTCGGAAGGTTCGGATGTTTGGAATTTAACATATCCAACGGCATATGAACACGCATATTTTGCACAGTTTTGTATTCTGAATGCACTACGATTAATATGGCCCGAATTTAGTTATGGTACATATGCAGATTATCACGGAGCATGCAGAGGCATGGCAAGACGAAAGGCGCAGCATGCTACAGGAAGTGTCAAGATTATAGGGAATATAGGTGTAAATATCCCCAAAGGTACAGTTTTTACTACTGCACAAATCGCTGATGAAAGTGTAACGGAGTTTGTTACAACAGAAAATGTGTCAATAGGTGATAATCAAACGGTAACGGTTAATATCATTGCGGCTATAGCGGGAAAATCGGGAAATGTTCCGGCAAATACTATCACTGTTAATAGTGATAAAATTGTCGGTTTATCCAGTATTACAAATGAAACAGCTACAACAGGCGGCTATAATGAAGAAAGTGATGAAAATTTTATTGAGCGTATCAAGGAATATGACCAGTCACAGGATAATTCTTTTATCGGAAATGATAACGATTACAGACGTTGGGCGTTGGAAGTTGACGGAGTGGGTGAGGCTGTTGTAATCAGTCCCGAAGATAATCCGAATGTTGAAGATGATAGCGGTGTTGTAAATATTATCATAGTTGATTCAAACGGTGTACCTGCAGATACAACATTATGTGCGGCAGTTTACAATCATATTATGCAACCGGTCCCATTATCAACAGACGGAAAAAAGACGGATGGTCAAACCACCACAATCGAACGGCTTGCACCGCCCGGAGTTATTCTTGAGGTTACAGCACCAACAACTATAGCTATTAGTGTTTCGGGCTTAATTGAATTGGATAATACAGTTGGAATTGAAGATATAAAGAGTAATTTTATTTTGTCAATATCTGAATATCTTGTACAAGCAATAAAAGACGGTGAAGTTCGATATAGTAAAATTGCCTCGATATTATCAAATACCGCAGGTGTAGCTGATTATAAAAATTTGATTGTAAACGGAAATAACACAAATGTACAGTTGATGTCAAATCAAATTCCTACAATATCAGAAACAACAATAAAATTTGATGTTGGCCTTGTAGACGGGTAGGTGTAGTATATGTATTCAACAGAATTAATGGAGCAGATATTAACCAGTGAGATAGGACAACAGATAATACAACGAGTTACCAATAAATATGGTAACAGTTATGTCGGACTATGGTTATTTCAGATTATCGGAATGTCTAATGACGAGGTTAAGGCAATGGTTGAAGATTTCAAAAATCAAACGTTGCCACAAACAGCGACATGGTCTTTATCATTATGGGAGCAGTCAATGGGCTTGCCTGTTAATGAAAGTGAGAGCGTAGAGCAACGTCGGCAGAATATTATAGAAAAACGTCGTAGACGAAATGCTATGAATCCTGCAAGAATAGAAGAAATAATATCAGCAATGACAGGTGCAGCTGTGCGAATGGACGAATATTACGCTAAAAATAGATTTGCAATATATATTTCATCTATTCCGTCAATGGTAGACGAAGAATCTGTTAGAAAAAAAATCAAACTGATTAAACAATCGCATAAAGTGTTTGATATATTTTATGAACAAGCTACTAAAGGAGATATATATGTTGGTGGTGTTATTCAAAAATCAAAAGAAATTACATTAGAGGAGGTATGATAATATGGAAAAATTCTATCCTACAAAAGCAGGTCTTGAATATGCTGCATTAACCGCACAAGGTAAAATTATAGAGTTTACCAAAGGTAAGTTTGGTGATGGGATAAGAAGTACAGAAAATATAGCAGAGCTTACTGATTTGATACATCCTCTTGGCGAATTGCCAATATCAAAAAAGAGTGTAAAAAACAGTACAATAATTACAACAACACAATTTTCAAATAGAGTTGGCAGCAGTATATTGCCAACTTTTTATTTGACCGAAATAGGTTTGTTTGCAAAGCTGGTTAATGTTGATGGTACTGATGACAAAGAACATCCGGCAACTTTAATAGGATATGCGTTTGATGTTCATGGTGATAAGATTTCCGGAACATCATTAAGTGAATTTATTATTAATATTCCGTTGACAGTCGCTGATGTCAATAATGTAACTGTTGATATTGACAGTCTTGTATATCCAACATTAAAGCAATTTGAAGATGAAGTCAATACAAGAAAAACAGAAGATGAAGAATTACAGAATAGTTTAAATGTACATATCACAGATACAAGCAATCCACATGGTGTCACGGCAGAACAGATTGGATTGGACAAAGTCCCAAACGTGGCAACGAACGATCAAACACCAACATATTCTCAAAATTCATCTTTGAGCAATATTACAAGTGGAGAAAAGTTATCAGTTTCGTTTGGAAAAATTATGAAAGCAATAGCAGATTTAATTAGTCATATTGCAAATCAATCCAATCCGCATGATGTCACAGCAGAACAGATTGGATTGGACAATGTACCAAATGTTGCAACCAACGACCAAACGCCGACATTTACTGAGGCAAGCACACGAGCCAATATAGCAAGCGGTGAAAAATTAAGTACATTGTTTGGCAAGATAAAGAAATTTTTTGCCGACCTAAAAACAGTAGCATTTACAGGGTCATATACTGACCTATCCAACAAGCCTACATCAATGCAAAATCCTAATTCATTGACACTGACAATGAATGGATCGGCTACAAGTTATAACGGTTCGGCAACAGCAAGCAAGTCGTGGTATGCGCCGACAAGTGCGGGAACGGCAGGATATAGCTTGATAGGTAGCGGAAGTGGCGCACCGGTGTGGCAAGGTCCACCTTATGCAGAATGTACCACTCAGGGTAATGTGGCGGCGAAAACTGTTTCTATATCAAACTTTAGATTGGTTATAGGTGCAAGAATTGTTGTTAAATTTAATTCGTCACATACCTCTAAAGAAGGAGCAACTCTAAACGTAAGCAATACCGGAGCTAAACCTATTATAAAATTCGGTGCTCGTGCATTTTTTGATAACGATGTCGCAAGCTACGCACCAATAACCTCATCAAAATCTTGGAGTGCTTTTGAGAGTTTAGAGCTTGTATATGACGGTACGAATTGGGTTATTGTCGGATCATCAGGTTATACATCAGGTGGTAGAAATTCTTCTGTTATCACTATAGGTTCGACAACTGATGAGGTGGCAGGAAGATATGTGGACTATATGTATAACCAATATGAAGATGCAGGGATTGTCATACAAAAAGCTATTGATTCGCTACCCAATAGTGGTGGCAAAATTATTCTTTTAGAGGGCACATATAATTTGTCAACTCAACTCACACATAGTAAAAATATTATAATTGAGGGACAAGGCAAAGGGATTACGAAAATCAATACAAGTAATAAGGTTCTTATATCTAAAACATCTGAAACAAGCGCAACCGCAGTGTTTAAGAATATGGATATTAATTTTGCTTGTAGAACTAATTGGTCCCCTGATGTTGGTGTTTTTTGCGACTATACCTCGTTGGAGTTTGATAATTGTTCAATTACATATGCAAACACACTACATAATACAGATTCACTATTTAAAAATTGTAATGTAAAGTTGAGCAACAGTAAAATAACAGTAACATTGCCTGCAAAGAGATATGATAGTAGTCACGTTTGTTGGTGGGTATTCAGGGAGTGTACTGTAGAACTTACCAACACGGGCATTTTATTTCCGAGTGGTAGTAACAATACTCTTAGCAACGGTGTTTTCTATGCGTGCAACGGTACTATGTTTGGTGGATTTATACAGCATATAGGTACGACTATAAGCAGTACACATAGCTATGTCGAATCATTCTCAGCAATTTCTTTTGTAGGCACACAAATTGAATGCAGAAGATTTAGTCAAACAGAGGTATCAACAGGAGATTTTAATACACTTAGTAATTGCCGTATTAAAATATTACAAGCGTCAGGTTATTTTAACGCCTCACACATAAGCCATTGTGATTTTTACATTTCAGGAGCGATAATTTTCTGTGCGTACTGTATGGCATCAAACAGCAAATTATGGTTTTCGGCAGCAAGTTTGGCTACATTACGAAATTATTGCTACTTTGAGGCGTGTTACGTGAATCAATCGACTTGGATAATCTCACAAGGAACAGGTGTATCAACTACTGATACAAAAACAGGAATAAGCATAACAGCACCGTCTTTCAGAAGTGTAAGTTAATTGGGAGGAGCAACTATGAATATAAGTGAATTTTTTAGAATTACACCCGACAATATTGTACAGTGTGTAAATTATATCGTGACTTTAAAGACCTTGAAGTCAGTAAAATACTTAAATGAGGGCTATGATGATCCTGATAACTTTGACCTAACACTTGAGTATTTTTTGGACGAGAAAGAAGTAAACGGTTTTAAAACAAATTATGTTGACAAGCATAAATTGTTAAGTGTTCAGAATGTAGAAGAATTGGACAACCCATATAAATGGGCAGAGGGGATAGTGTTACGCACAGATGACCCATACACTGAATTAGCCGAAATAGTCAAGTACGGCAGTAAGGAAGCATATGAGGCATCTTTGCCACAAGCACAGGATGAATTTAATATTGATATGGACTACAGAATGTCTAAAATGGAATTAGGATTATAAAGAGGAGGAAATATCAATGACATATGGATATTGTAAAAAAATAATTGCAAGCGGTAGATACGATAAGAATTCGATGAAGGATAAACTTGACGTGTTTCTTCTTGCAGAACGTATTACTGATGATGAATACAAAGAATTAATGCAAATGATGGAGGATTAATTTATGGAAGCAGATGACAAGGAGTTGTGGGAAAGGCTGACCGTGGTTGAGCAATCGACTAAATCAGCTCACCATCGACTGGATAGCCTTGACCGGTTGACTGAGAGTGTACATATCTTGGCGACTGAAACTAAGGCTATGAGGGAGGACGTTTCGGATATTACATCACGAGTTGACGAGATAGAGAAACGTCCGACTAAACGATATGAAACAGTTGTAGGTGCAATAATTACAGTATTAGTTGGTGCTGTAATAGGGTACGTTGTAAAGATGTTAGGATTTTGAGGAGGTAATGAGTTATGAAAGAATGGTTTAAAGCGGCAGGAATAAGAGCAATCAAGACGATTGCACAGACAGCGATTGCGACAATCGGTACGGCCGCCGTACTGGGTGACGTCAACTGGGTAATGGTTGCGTCAGCGGCGGCATTGGCAGGTGTATTGTCATTGTTGACATCAATCGCAGGTTTACCGGAAATTCAAAACAAAGATTAAAAAGGAGGAATAAAATATGACATTACAAGATACTGTTGCACTGATGAACAGTGCAGATTACAAGGAACGTTTCAAGGCGGAATATTATCAGTTGGAGAATCGGTTCAAAGGGTTAAAGAAAATGTTGGAGGAATGGGACAGGGGAAAATTAAAATTTTCCCCAACGTGTCCACGCAGTACATACGACATACAATTAAACGCAATGACTGACTATTTGGCAATTTTAGAGGCACGCGCAGTAATGGAATGTATTGAATTGAAAGAGGTGTAGGGAATATGACGGATAAAATTTTTATAAACGCAGTAAAAACATTAATCGCAAACTATTTTAACAACAATGTTGATGTGACAGACGGTAAGAAAATCACCACAGATGATGTGTATATCGTGTGGAGTTGTAAGACATTGCAGAATTTTAAAGCGTTGGCGTCAACAACTGTATCGGACGGAATGTATTACGAAATAACCCATAACGGAGATAAGAACGAAACATACTTTGATGTTTATAAGAAGTGGGAAAATTTCGTTGTTAGAGGTGGTAAGTATGAGGACAATAAATGATGGTTTCCCAATCAAACAGTTCAAGGGTATTGACATTGATACGTCAATACAGTCATCATCGGCAAACTATTACACATACAGTAGCCGTGTAGTGAAATTCATTGTAATTCATTACACAGGAAATGCAAAGGACACCGCAAAAGCAAATGCAACATATTTTCATAATGGTTCACGAGGTGCATCGGCACATTTGTTTACTGATGATGATAGTTGTTATCAATCAGTCGCATTGAATAATGCCGCATGGGCGGTGGGCGGCACAAAGGTATATAAGCATGCCGAATGCCGCAACATAAACAGCATATCCATTGAAATGTGTTGTAGCGGTAATTCTATTGTGTCAGAAAAAACAATCAACAATACCGCATATTTGTGCGCTGAATTGTGTAAATACATAGGTATTACGGCAGATACCGTTGATATATTTGTTTTGCGCCACTATGACGTGTGGGACAAACAGTGTCCGGCACAGTGGGCGACCGAAAACAATTCAGGATGGATTGCATTCAAAGAAAAAGTAAAAGCGATTTTACGAAACGAGGAGGGACTGACAATGTCACAATATGAGGAACTTATCGAAAAAATAAAAGAGTTAGACAATAAAAAGGCAGATAAATCAGAAATGATTTATGACTGTATCGACCACAATATGCCTGAATGGGCGCATAAGCCTGTTCAATGGTGTTTGGACAATGGTATTGTATCAGGCACAGATGACGCACATCTTGACTTGAACAATACAAAATTGTGGGTATGCGTTGTTTTATATCGTGCGGTAAAGTTTGTTGCCGGATTGATGAAAATTAAAATCTGATGAATAATCTATAAAAAGAAAAGCCAAACCGTATAGCAGACGATTTGGCTAGGTCGAACAAAAATATGTTGACCAAAGTTATAATAATTGTTCACGTATATTGAGTATTCTTCAAGTTTTGTGTAAATACAAAATAGTGCAGAAAAATTTATTTAAG